GATGTCCACCCAAGTCCCGGCAGTCTTGCGGAGTATCTTGAAACTCCCGGTCAGCCCGGCGTCATCGACGATTTCTGCAAACTGACGGCGGAACCACTCAGCCGACTTGTCCCACCCCCACATCGGACCTGACTTTGGCCGCGTCGCGTCAATCAGGGCCAACAGGTCCAGCGGGATCCACACCAGCACCCGCTTGCCGGTTTTGTGGCGAGCGAATGGAATGGCGCCGTTGGGCAGGATGTTTGAACGCTCAAGCCGCTGCAAGTCCAGGCGATCGAGCCCCGTGTAGTAGCCGGCGGGAATGATCGTCGCCCAGTAATCGCGAATGCTCCGCGGCAATCGCTCGCAGGCACCCACCAGTTCCTGAACTTGATCCGGTGTCCACGCCCGAGGCTCCAATTCATCAAGGCGAACGGGCCGCAGTTTTCCGCGCAGCCTTTCGCCCCAAAAGTCGCGAAGCAGCGCGCCGAGAATGTTCCTAAGGCTCCGCCGGTAGTGGCTCGACCTGCCTTCAGTTTGCTTGAAAGCCAGGAACTGGTTAACCAGATCGGTAGTGAATTTCTTGGCCGGCACGTCGCCGCCGGCCCACGCTTGAAAAACCCTGACCATTCTGGAGTAGTGTTTGGTCGTCTCAGGCTCTACTTCGTGGGTCAGCAGATAGGCCGACAGAATTTTTGAAACGTGGGTCGCTTTTGGATTTTTCATTGGGCACCACCTTTCCCGCCGGCGCCGGCGGAAGCAGCAAATGCGCGCCCGCGAGCGAGCGCGCGGCCCAATGCGGCTGTGAGAGACTCAGGCGGGCATTCGGCCACGGAATAGCCGACTTCGATCAAGTCGTGGCCGTAGGTGATGATCTCGACTTCGACGTGGCCGCCGGGCCGGCGGAAGATGGAAAGCTGTATTCCCGCCAGCACCACATCCGGCGAGTCATCGCAATCAGGCTCGAAACAAGAAACGCGAAGAGACACGACCAACCTCCCGCGCGGACGATCCGCGCTGCTGTAGGCCGGTTGTCGCGCCAGCACTCATCCGAGCCACGGGTCACAATCCGCGGCTCTCTAAACGCACGCAACCAGGCCCGGGGAAGCTGTCGTAATTCGCGACAGGTTTTTCCGAGTGCCGGGCGGAGATTATGCGCCGGCGGGAAAGAATTGCAACGCTGAACAAAAATAGGTTTAACGATCCTACAATGTTTTTTGCCCGCGAACCCGCCATGCGAAATCACGGTCGAGTAGAAAGAGGATGACCCGCAATGGACGCATCAAGAATTAGCGTGGAATTCGCCAGGAGTGGCCTCGACTACTACATAGCTGGCCGAGCATCCGCGCAAGCGCAGTTAGCAACTATAACCGGCAATTTGCTTCATCACGCCGTGGAAATGCTGATGAAGAGCGAGCTCGTAAAGTCGATTTCTTGCGAAGAGTTGAAGAATAAGTATGGCCACAGACTGAGGGCGCTTTGGAGTAAGTACACGGAAAAAAGTGCGGAGGATCTGTCGCAGTTCGATCAGATCATTGGCGAACTGGACGCATTCGAAAGCATCCGGTATCCAGACAACATGCTAAAGACAGGCGCGGGGATTACTATTGGGTGGGACGCGACAAAGACACGGATGATGCTGCAAGATGACAAGGCGGTTCCGCAGTTCATACTTTCCGTTAATGAGATTGATCGTCTGGTCGCTTTGCTTATCAAGATCATCGGACTGAATAGGGAATACCTGATGATTCTCGTTAACGAAAAAGGCCGGCAGTTCATAGAGTATCAAAACACAGAGCGTGAGTTTTGGTATCCGTCTACTAATGCTCCGCCGGCTTGACTCGCGTCATCGCCTCCAAGATCATCGCCGCAGCGTCGCGCATCTGCGCCTGAAACTTAGGCCGGATTGCCTCATCGACGTCGCCAGATTCGAGCGGTGTAAATTCACCCGAAGCGATCGACTTCAAGTAGTCGAGCATATCAACTATCCCGTCCCGGTCTGAAAATCTTGGCTCGCCGCCGGCGTCGATTTCTTCCTTCGCTCGCTCGGCCTGCGGGAGAAACACTTCATTGATTACCGCCTGCCCGAGCGCGAAGCCGGCCATCACTAGGTCGTTCCGCACTTGCTCAGGCGTCCGCATCGGCTTCGTCTGCATCTTCGTCCTCCCCTCGCTCGGCTATTTGTGATTCAGCCGCGGCAGTCGCTTCAGGGCCGAACACAGCAATCACCGTGCACCTACAACGACATCTTTCTTGTGGCGGCAGGCTCGGCCAGCCTGGATACGGCGTCCTATAGCCGCCCACTGTGAAGCTACCCTTGGCCCGCGCGTATTGCCCATTGGCAGCGACGTGAGTGTCCCGACAACGCTTATCCAGGATGCTCAGCCATTGTTTGAATTCCAAGATTCCTTCATCGGCGAGGTAGTTGTATCCCGCCTGATGGCCGCTGTTCATTGCGCCGGTCACTTCAGTGCGCGCGATTGTTTCCGCCCTTGTTTTACTCGCGCCGCCCAACAGCGTCCGCAGCCTTTTCGTCATGTTGGGAATCGATAATCCGTCGCCCACCAAATAGCTCTTGATCGCATCGGTGACGCTTTCCTTCACGTTCGATTGGATCTTTCGCCAATAGCTCGCCTTGCCGAGCTTATCGAACGTCGATTCAATCGCACCCACAACTGATTTCGGTAGCTTGAACTTGCCGAAACTAAACGCCTTCGCCGTGCTCATCTCGTCGGCTTGCTGGACGACGACAGCCGCGCCCGTGGCCGCCATGCTGAGCAGCAGCGGCTCAATCTCCGCCAGCATCAACGCGGCCTCATCGTCGGCGTTGAATCTCAGATCGAGCGTGATCGTATCGAGCGACGGGCCAAGCAGCGCGAGAATGCGCTGATTCTGCTCACGGAAGAATCTGCGCAGCACCTTGGCCATCGCGCGCTCATTACGAGCGTGCGACGTGGCCCAAGAGGTTTTTGAGGCGGTGGCTGTGGCCATTGATTCGCGGGGCCGTGTATGGGTCTGCGGCTTCGATCATCATTTTGACGGCCGCGGGGTCGATGGCAGACGACTCGGCAGCTTTGCTGCCCACAAAATCATCGCCTCCCTCATCGTCGGTAAGCGGCGGCAGATTGGCAAACGCGCGGAGCTCGTTCACGCGAACTACATTTGGTTTGCTGGCGGCAATTTGCATCCGCTTTAGATCAAGCTCGTCATCGCGGGCGATAAGCGGCCTGAACCAAACTTTCAGCTTCGCACCATTCGGCCCGGCAAATTTGTAGCCGAGCCAGCCCGACAGCACTTCGCCGATGAGCTTCAGCAGCGGATTGATGGCCGTGTCGAGAAATACGCGCTCGGCAACCGCCATTTGCGCGTAAGAGCCAGGCACCGATTGGCCGACAATAAATTCGTGGATCCCGTAGGCCTGGAAAATCCGCGCCTTCGCGAGTGCGGCGCCGCCTTGAAAATCAACGTCGGTTGCCGAGTTTGAAAACGGGACAACCGATTCGATCAGCGCGTCCAAAATGATCGTGTTGCCGTACTTCAACATCGACTGAAACGCTTTGTTCACCGTGCCGATCAACTGATTTCTTTGCTCGGGTGTGAGCTCGTATCTCGGCATCGATGCAGCAGGTACGCCGCCAGCACCCGGCGCAGCATGGCGGCCAACCGTCAGCACCATTCCCGGTTTGCAACTGTTGACCATGGTCGCGACGTGCGCGGTGCTGATCGACTCGCTCAGATTGACGGCCGACGCTTGCGCGGCCAGCGGGGAAATGGCCCCCGTCGGGTCCATCGGGTCGGGCAAACTGAAATAGGCAATATCCTCGCCGGGGATTCGAAATTCGGTCGGATTGCCGCGCGGCCGAACGATCCAAACGGGATCAAACGGCGTGGTATCGGGGTCTCGCGACACCCAGTCCGGCGGCAGTGGATACGCTTTGATGCTCGCGCCGTCGTCACGAAACCAAAGATAGGCACGGCCGGTCAGGCACAACTGAGCCGTAAGCACGTATAGCAACTGCCACCGCGTCATGGCCTCATTCGGGTCATCGATCGCATCGATCAGCGGATGGGCCGGCAAAACTTCCGGCTGAATCGTGGCGGCCTTCGTGCGCAGGCCGGCGGGAGATGTGGGCGTGTAGCCGACACAGAGCTCAGCGGCGGCGATTTTGCGGCAAATGGCGCTGATTGCGACGTATTGCCAGTCTTTGAAGTGCGCAAGCTGCTCGCGAATCGCGCCTAGATTCGGCTGATTCGCCAGCGGGCCGATATTCCCCCCGCCAGCCACGAGCTCCGGTGTCGCTGGCGGGGAAATGGAAGCTGCCTTCAGCGTCTCAAGCTCGCCGCGCAGCCGCGAATTTTCGGCCCGAAGTTTCGAGCCGCCTAACCATCCGAACATCCGCGGCCTCGCTTTTGGGCTATGGCTTGCCGACAGTCATGCGCTTCAGCAGTTCCTGCATGACGGCCGTATTGGCCGTCATCGCGTCCGCCATCTTGTTCATGGCCGTAGCCATGGCATCTTCGCGCGGATTTTTCGGCGCCGTGTAAAAATTCCTTTTGGCCTTGGCTTCAAGTTCCTCCGGATCCGGAAGCGAGCCACGCAGCAATCTAGCCATGCCGGCCTTCACTTCCACCGCCAGCCAATACAGCCACGTCGCCACGTCCACCTTTTCAAAGTTTTCATGCTCGGGAAAGCGAGCAAGCTTTTCCCCTTTGTCGTTGAATTCGTAACGCTGCCGAACCGCGGCGAACTCGGGCAACTGAAGAGGCTCTATCAATTCCGCCTTGCCCGTGGCCGTATTCAGCCGTAGGCGCTGGCCGGGAATTGGCTCGGGGTGTTTGACGATCTGCTGCATTGCGGCAGTCTCGGCGACGCGCCGCAAATCGAATCGCCCGCGGATGCGACGTTGCAGCGGCCGGAAAACGCAAGCCTGATTCCGCGGGCCATCGATTTCGACTTCGATGACGTCATCGGCCGGCGGAGTGGTAGTAGCAACCATATTTTGAACCCTTGGGTTGAAACGGTGAATGAAAAGAAATTGTTACGCTTGGCAATCCGTTGCGGCGGTGAACGCCGACGGATCAACAACCCGTCCGCCGTAGCGGGCCCGGGCGAGGTATAGAACTTTGTTGGACCGGGCCAGCGTGGCGCCTGTGGTCACAACCTCAATCTGATAGCCCAGTCGGCGATACATGCGATAGCGGCCGAAATCACCGAAACCGGCCTTTGTGTTGGCGATATCGTTTTGGATTCGCCAACTCCGCTTCAGCACTTCGTAGCCTTCGTGGTTGTTGCCGAAGATGCGCGTATTGTCCGACGCGATTCCGGTCGGCACCGCTTGCACGCGGGCATACGAAGTATCGTTGCTCAAGAACGCGCAGCGATTGGAAGTGCGATACTGCTTGCCGATGCCAAAAAGCAGAGCTTCAACGTCGTTGATGCCCCAGGTTCCACCAGTCGTCACCGAACCGATTCCGCTGGCCGTGAACACGCCCTCGGGCTGACTCGCGCCATTGCCGATCGCGATCACCTTGTCGAGTTCCTTTTTGAACTCTTCGCCAATTTGCGTCATGATCGCCGTGCCAACATCGCCGGCGGCATCGCTCAGAAAATCGCGGCCAACTTCCACGGCCACACTTAGCGTGTGGATCGACGTATTCACGTCGTCCATCATGTCGTCTGTATTGAACAGCGAAATGGCCGTTCCGGATTCAGTTCCCCAAGTTGACGTGGGGTTATCGATCGAAGCGCCTTCGACCGACGCGCCGCGCGGAACTTCCTTCAAATCAACAAGCGGAAAGAGCTCGCCACTCAGCAGGGGGTAGGTTATTAGACTACTGTCAAACCACGCGGGATTGGCATTTATTCCACCAGAAGTGCTGTCCGAGAGCAGCGTTTTGCATTCCAGGCCGCTGATATCTTTCCGCCACTCGCCATCGAACAGACCCACCCATTGATCGGTAAAACAATCTTCCAACAGATCCTTTTCGTGATCCGTGAATCGCACGGCCACGCCACTCTTCTTGGCGATGTGTTTCAGGAACGCGCCGCCCTTGGCGAATTCCAGTTCGCTGACCGTCATGCACGGTTGGCCGGTTTCGTCGGCCACAGCCTGGCCCGTTTTGACATGGGCGGCGACAGACTTCGTTCGCAGGTAGTCTTCCTTCGCCCGCTTCACCCGCACGCGCGAAGCCGTCGTATTGAACACGGCGCCAGCGTCGGGGCCAGCGGATCGGCGCGTGCCGAGCGAGCCGCGAAGCTCATCGGCGACGGCGCCGGCAATCGATTTGACGGCCGATTCCTTGGGGACAATCGTCGCCGCACTGACTTCATCGACGGTCAGCTTCCCGCTGGCGATTGCTTTTGCCGTGATATCTCGGGCCGTCGCATCATCGACGGATTCCAGGGCCAAGCTCTTGCTGACCAACAAATACTTGAGCGCTTGAGTTACCTGCAACATTTTTGCAAAACCTTTATGTTTTCGCCCGAAGGCGATTTTTTGTTAGGGCCGACGAGCG